TCTGGGTCTAGGTCTAGGTCTAGGGCTAGGTCTGGGTCTAGGTCTTGGTCTAGGGCTATGTCTTGGTCTAGGGCTGGGTAACACACGAAAGGGAAAGTAAAATGAACTTAGCACACTTAAATGTTGCTAGGTCTAGGTCTAGGTCTAGGGCTAGGACTTGGTCTAGGTAACACACGAAAGGGAAAGTAAAATGAACTTAGCACACTTAAATGTTGTTAGGTCTAGGGCTAGGGCTTGGTCTGGGACTAGGGCTGGGTAACACACGAAATGGAAAGTAAAATGAAAAATAAATTAATAACAGTAGCAGTGATAGCGATATTGATAGCGATAGGTAGTGCATATGCTTGCTATCAAACCAAGCAGTGCTGTAAACGTGACTATAAGGGGCTACAGTGCATCACTAAGTGTGACTACCAATATTGCCCTTATGACTACCCGATTGAAGTCAAGTGAAGCAATATGTGGTTGTAAAAGAAGATAAGCAGTACAGTGTCTATAAGGTGGAGATGAAGCAAAGTACAGTACCTGCATTTAAAGGGGCTAGGTATATAAATGAATTTAATTTGGATATAGAAAAAATATCAAAAATGACTAGGTTTGATACAAATATTGAAAACTATTTACAATCACTTCCTCCCAAGCTCGATAAAGATAACGCCTAGCGCGAATATAACAACGCCCCAAAATATTCTTACTTCTAAAATTTGATCCATTACTATTGCCTTAATTGAGAATTTTTATCACTTCGACATTTTAGGTCGAACGCCTTGCACTCGATTTCATCAGGTAATATGCGCCTGCTTCGCTCGACTTGTATGTTGTGTTCGTCTATAAGGTTCAAAACATTTTGCTTTGTTTTTTTGATTCTATTGAAATTGTATAGAAAATTATCCCAATCGCGATGCGTGATGCACTTGTAAAGCTTTTGCTCGCAAGTGTATGCGCCCTTATCAATTTTTTTAAGCCTAGGATATACGATAGAATCAGGTATGTGAACCTTGCGCATGTCACGTCTTTGGAGTCTTTTCATACCGCACCCCACGGACGAAAGTACCAGGCCCAGTAGTAATAGGTTTATAAGCATGATGATCCATTGTCGATCTTGACCCGATTGCAATTTTCTGCATTTTCTCCAAAGCCTTTTGGTTTCGCTCGACTTCGTTTTTATTGACTTTGCTTCTTTTATTGATCTCTTCAACATTTTTTTCTATTTTCTTAACGTGTAAAAATAAGGCGACCATTGAAAATGCGCACGACATAACCAAGCAAAGAAGTGCGGTAACAATATCATCCATTTTAATAGGTATCTTCTATAAGTTTTATTAAAGACTCCCTTATTTCATTGCATGTATCGAAATTATTTTGCATGATTTTCATGGCTTCAATAATATCTTTGTCGGTGCACTCTAATCCACAAGGGACAGGCTCAACAAATTCAGATTGCAAGTACCTATTTGGTATCGGTATCTTTACGCTTAGTGTTGGCTTCGCGCACCCGATCAATATGATAAGCAATAACATCGCTAATTTTTTTAAGCCCACTAACTTTCTCCTTGTTTACCTTGATTCTATGCATGGTTTTCTTCTCTTCCGCCTTAGATGCTTCGTGCGCTTGACTTTGCGCCTTTGCAGCCGTTGCCCTAGCCTTTGATTTTTCAGCTTTGCCCTTCCAAATGTTTCCTCGGACAACCAAAAAGATTGCGCCGAGGATGCCTCCTAAAGCCGCCAAAAGTTCTGGGGATAGGTTTATCACTGGGCTACTTTCGTTTTCTTTTTTGCTTTGGCTTTTGGCTTACGATCTTTTTCGGTTGTTCGTTCCGCCTCACCGCGTCCACGTTCCATGCGTCCCAAAACTTCCACAACTTCTTTGTGAGTTTTGTTTTGCGCACTCCTGATTCCTGCACCAATTACACCAATACCAGCCAATGCAAAACCAAACATGTATTTCATAAAGTCCCAAAACTCTCGCGAGTCGTACTTCATATAAATAGCGATGTAGATTGCCACAAAGCCGCAAGTCAATACAACCCATGATCCGATGTATGTCTTGTAGCCACTAAAAAAAATACTTACTTTTTTCATGTTATCTCCAATAGTTTATGGGTACGTTTAAGCCACCCTCTTAAAAAAACTGCTTGTCGTGGGTTGCGCTCCACTATGCTTGCATAATAGACCTGCGCGACTTTGACAAATTCAAACAGAAGATCACCTCCATTAACATTGTTTATTGCTTTTATAGATATAGGCCCGATTGCTCCATCCATTGTAACGCCAACAAGTTTTTGAATCTCTTTGGCGATTTGTTTTGGCCCCCTATTTATTCCCTGGTCAAACATTGCGTTGGCAAGTTTTTCGTAGGAAACAAAATCAAGGCTCAAACTATCCCAATATAATTTACGATATATGCTTTCTACAATATCGTCGTTGAGGGTTTGCATTTCGTAGATAGACACCTTGCGCCCAAGGTAGGCTTCTAACGTGCGAAGCGTGATGCCGTAATTAGTAGGCCCACCCTTATCATCAGGGTGATTAACGTAACCGCCCTCGGTGTGTAAAACTTTTACCAGTGATTCTCTAAAGCTCATTTTTTTGGAACCTCCCCACCGTGGAATACTATTAGCGCGTCAACATCAGTCTTGACACTCTTACATTCTTTTAATCTATAATCGTAGTGCTCCATCTTTATTTCAAACCAATCTTTGATGAGCTTTGTTTGTTCGTCGTCCCTAATTTTTTGTTCCCTTGCGTGTTCATCTATTTTACCGCCCACAGTAGTAGTAATTTGATAAGCAATCCACAAAAGCAAAACGCCAGCAGTGCCAATAATAAGTTGTTTAATTTGGTCTTGAAGCTGTCGATCCAACCGAGTCCAGGGATTGTCCTTGAGCATCGGTGAGCTTGTCCGCTCTGGGTGTACTCTATCTCGTACACTAGCGGTATCACTTTGATCCTTGTGGGGTTGAACGTCTTTATCGTCTTTTCGATCAGACATTTTGGAACCCCTGCTTCTTTTTGTTGTTCAACATAACCGCGAACTTCATCGGTATTATAACCATGAATATGGCTGCCTGACTCTTCCTCGGCAAATTGCTCGAATGATGTAAGTTGATCGTATTCATTCACTTTATCCTAGCCTTTTTTTTGGAGGTCATCTTCTAGCCCTGACCCTGACATTCCAGGGGCGACCGCACACGCTACAAGTGGCCTCTTGTAATAATGAAATAGAGTTTTTCCATATCCTTGTTTTGATACCTACAAGTCCTGAGAGTTGCAAGTGCCCACCGCAAGCGACTTGCGTGTTGGATATCCATTGTACGCACTCAAGGTTGATAAGTTTTAAGCGTCCACGTTCTACAAAAAAAGAATCATCCAAAACGCCACTTTCAAATTTCAAGTTGTAATCTACAACCGTCATTGATTTTGTTGTGCCTTTTTTATAAGTCATTTGAGACATCCATATTTATAGGAGGCAATGATTTTTCTTTGAGCTTCATGTTAATCTCCCAAAGATAAAGAAGCCCTTAGTCCGCCAGTACCTTGATAATAAAATCTACCGTTTCCGAAAGCGATAGTGAAATTCGTATCAGAGTTGTTTGCATTTATAACAGTCCAATTCACACCATCTTCTGAAACTGCCCTTCTGCCTTGAGTCGGAAAATCAAGAGGAAGATTTATTGAGTTGAATTGAATAAGGAAAAGTCCGTTACCGTATTGAACTCCTGTTCCTTGCCACCAAGCAGGAGCGCCAGGTATTGGTGGGCCAAAAAGTGTAACTCCGTCACCTTGATTTGTCCAAGTGATACCGTCAGGTGATGTTGCGATTGTAGCATCTTCTCCTATTGCCACATATATTCCGTTGCCAAATGTTACTTGAAGAAAAGCATTGTTTCCTGCAGGATTTGTATCAGCACCAACTATAGATTGATAAGACCAAGTAAGGCCGTCAGGTGATGTTGCAATTTTTTTATCTGTAGCTGCATTTTCTCCACCTGCTAAAATGAATTGCGATCCATCATGAATCAAATATCTCGAAACAAAATTGGCAGTTCCTCCATTTAAGTTAGGTCTATTTGTCCAAGTAATGCCATCAGGTGAAGTGTCGTTCTCGCCGTTAAAACCTGCCGCTACAAAAAGACCTGACCCATAAGCGCATGTTAAAAATTGATTGGCAGATATAGTTCTTGTTGTAAAGTTGTTTGCTTCATCTGTTGAGGTAGCCGCCGAGCTATACCCAACTGCCACATAAGTACCTGCTCCGTAGGCAAAGTCTGTCCAAGTAGCGTTTGTAGGTAAGTCATTTTTTTCAGTAAATGTTCCTCCATCTCCCCATAGATAATCGTCTGTTAAGCTAGAGCTATCTCCAGCAAGAAATATTCCATTTAAAAATCGTAAATGATTACTCAATCCAGCAGTTTGTCCTAGAACTGGAACTTCCACGTCATTCAACGCCGCAAACTTGGCTCGTCGCAAGTCTATAGGGTAAGCATTAATCCAATTGGTTTCGTCAGTAAGTGCATTTCCTATATTTGTATCAGTCAAAGATTTGTATAAAACTCCTGCATCATTCACCAAAGAACCAATATAATATTCGGTGGTTGCATCGTACTCGGCAACTCCTGCTTGCATAAGATATGCGAGTTGTCTTGAAGCTAGAAAATGTAAACTATTCATGTCTTCAATGGCAGGCGAGTTGTTACCTAAAATCAAATCGTTTAATCCCCCTAGATAGTTAGGCAAGGATTGCATAACCAAAGGGTCTGCCGTTGTAGTTGGAAGCCCTGCCGCAAGTGAACCTATTTGACCTAGCTCGGTAGAAGGTGCTGTCGAACCAAAGATTTTCTGTAATACTCTTGTAATTTTTGCCATGTCATTTTCTCCTTATAAAGTTACCGCGTCATTGTACGACAAGTATGGTCTGTCCATCTCATAAGCCGCGTACGAATTTAACGGTGAATTGTTTGGTGTATCTTCGTCGAAAGTTCTATATCCATAAAAACCATCAAGGTCTGGAACATATATAATTGAGGAAAGTTGCACTCCCATTGGTCTTGGTAGCAAATCTCCTGTAACAAAAAATTCTATCAACGTAGAATCACCGACAGTTGTATCAATAAAATATCCTAAGCGCATGTCTAAATAATCAAAAATGAAAATTTGATCGGTAAAGAAAACCGCTAAGGAATTTTGGATGTCTGCCAAAGACGATCCACTCGTATTTTGAATTGTTTTAAGCTGCAATGCCAGTCTATAGTTGTCATCAGTCAATGTGATCGGGCCTGAAAAATCAAACCCTTCGCGTGAAAGACCAATATAATCTCCTATGAAATCAAGTTGCTCGCCAACCGCTGTATCAATATTAAATGCAGCTTCTATCTGACTTGGAAGCTCGTCCATTACAGCACCGCCCGCGATAAGCTTAATTGTATCGCGCGCCTTAGTCTTGCCGATGTACTGCAAAATCAAAAGATTTGAGTAATATATTTGTAAAGATTCTACGCTCATATCACTGTTATCGCTATGTCCGCACCATCAACTATAAATTGTTGGTCTTTGGTTGTGGGTTGTAAAGTGTCTGTAAAAGGGCCGATTGCTGCAAGAGAAAATCCTGCACCTGTAACCAATGTATTTGGGTCTGCGATTTGTACAAGGGTTGCCAGGTCATTTATGTTCATGGTTTCGTAAACGTCAGGCAATAAATTCGCGACCAGGTAATCAGTTATGACAACCGTTTGCGGGGCGTTGATACCGTCAATCGAAGTTGCATCAAATTCAATAAATAAATCAACAGGATCAACTTCATCCCATTTTACTTCAAAAATTGAATTATCAATTTGAGTAATGTCATATGTTTCGACACCTTTCATTCCGGCGCCAGCATTTCTCTTAGCATATATTGCGTTTGCAATGTCTTCGTCTGTACCTGTGCCAGCCACGATCACCCAAATGCTATGGCCTGGTATTAAATCAGCGTCGATTGCGCCTGTTACGTTTTCATAAACTTTTGCGTATGAAACACCGTCGATATTTAATAGCTCCCCAAGCAATGATGAAAGGTAGCCCTGTGAAGCCAAGGAAACAGAGCGCAGTTGGCGTATGCGTAAATTCATATCGCTTTCTTCATTGATACCCAAAACCGTGTACGCTGTAGGGTTGTTGACTGCCGTTACCCCTAGAACAATAGTGACCGGCAAAGTGATCGTGTTCGGAACCGTGAAAGTTTCGCCAGGCAATTTTGCCTGAAAGGTGTAAGAAGCACTTCCAGCACCTACAACAACTTGACTCGTTTGCAATTCCCACTCGTTGCCCACACTATCCTTGACTGTGTAAACATCCTCTACAGATTGATCTAGGCCATATAAATTCAAAGCTCTATCCGTTGTGATGGTGACAGGCGTTACCGTGAACGTACCGGCTTGGCGTTGTATGCCGTTTATAGCCACGCGTTGATCCAATGAAACCCCTATGGCGGTTTGCGGAGAAAACGAATTGTAAATTTGAGTAAGCAAATCAAGGTTATCTAATATGGCTTGAATAAAAATCATAATCATTTGGCCATCTGGTGTATTAGGCGCTAGATTAATATCAGGCCCATAAATATTTTGATATTCTAATGTAAATTCCGCAACCAGCTCAGCTTGTGTTTTGGTTTGCAGACCGTTAGCGTCTAAAAAATTTGGCATTTAAAAGCCCCCCTCTAAAAGTATGAGTCCATCATCTTGCTGTAAAAGATCAAAATCAGTTTCAAGTAAAAGATTTTCTACTGATCCATCTATATATGTTTGAGCTTCTATAAAATCTTCTTGCGTCAAAACTCCGTAAACGGTTAAAACTTCATAAGTTAAAAGCAAGTTTCTTTGTTGGTTTAATGTAAAATCAATTTGATTTAATTTAACGACTTCAGGTGTGTTTAAAATAATAGACTGGATATTAAGCGATAATAACAGAGTTTGTTTTCCACCTAAAAAATTAAACCAGTCGATACCCTCTTCTAAAGCAAAAAAACAATCACCTAGAAAACTTTGTAGGCGCGTTTTGATATTTTGTGCAACCGCATCACGACCCACTTTGTAATCCTGTTTGGATCGACCAAAGAGCCAGTCGTTATTCGCATCTATTGCGCGCACGATCATTCTAATAACTCTCCAATTTCGGTTGCGATGGAGGTAAGGTCACTTGAAATGGCTGTAAAAGTCGCTGCATTAGAGGGCAGCCCGCTTATCCCTCCGCCTGTAGTAACGCCCAGCACTTTAATTGCTTTTGCTGCTGCGGTTAAATCTTTAATTGAATCAACCAAGTTTTGCAATACGCTGTTCAATGTTTCCGTAGCTGCTGGATAATTCTTGGTTATTAGAACTTTATCCCCAACACCCATCGCCATAGCACCTTTGCGGAGTACGCTGCGGTTTTCATCATAGTCTTCCAATACATTTTGTTTAGATCTAAGTCCCACCAAAGCAATTCCATCGGATAGAGAATGATTGCGTTTACTGTCCAGCGCCAAAACTTGCCCACTATCATACCAATTATCAATACTTCTATCATTAAAAAGAATCAGGCATGTGTCGCCTTTTTTTATAGGAAAAGTAAGTGTTGCACCGCCCCCACTCATCATTATAACTGGGCAATCAGAAAGTGGAGGATAACTTTTTAGGTATTCTACATCACCTTCAACATAAGTTTTTTTATAATTAATCGAAATTGTGGCCGTTTGGGTTGCTGCGTCAAAAGCTTCTATAGTGCCAAGAGCATGACAATTTAAGTTTATGCCAATGTTGACTCCCCAAGCATCAAGCAAGTCTGACATTTGAGGGTTTCCGTTTTTGGTGTAATTAGTTTGCATCAGTTTGCCTCAATCTGTAAGAAATCTCCAGGAGTACAGCCTACTTTGGTCACTACCGACCCTTTTACTGATTCTGAAAAAGTACCACGATGACTCAGATAATTAACGACATACAACTGATTCACATCCGAGTCGCCAGTGATTGATTCTAACTCAATTAAACGCCCGATGGAAATTTGTGGCTCAAAAATAATTTCAAATTCTACATAAGTATCTTGCCTGACAGGAGTGGACAGCAACCCAGCTTTAGCATTGATCTTCAATGGGGTGCCTTTTATAGCCTCACTTTTTTTTAAAATGTTTACTTTGGAATTATCTATAAAAATATCACCCGCAATCGTTTCTTTTAAAGCTTCCAATGTATTGCCTACAAAAGATTGCTGCCTTTTTATAGTGCCAGGATAATTCCCTATAGCGCCCTTGCTAACGCCAAAATCTCCCAACTTACTCGCTTGATCTTCGATCATACTTTGCTTGGTTGTTCCTGCGGGATATGATGCTTCTATTTTTGAATTAAGATAAGCGTACCCACCGTCTATGCAATCAATTTGAGTTATAAAATTGACTCCCTGACGAATCGAAAAAGCTTTGGAAACATGCATATTTAAAATTTCCGTGAGGTTCCCGCCATACCCAGCGGATAATACTAAACGATCACGAAGGCTTCGATTCTTCCAATCTTTTCGCATAAAATTTCTTTGAGTTTTTGATAAGTTATAAATTCTAACGTTCCCAATATTGCTTGATGAAAAGTTGGTACGAGTGATATTCATTTCGATTGTAAAAGGCAATTTTACAGAAAGGCTCTTTTCCGTATCAAGCCCGCTGTCCTTGATATAAACTAGCTCGTAATTTCGATCTATTTTATCCATTTAAGAAATCCTCGTACTGTTCAATATCGGCTTCTGTTAAAATATAAAGTTTGGAAGAATCAGACGAAAAGTCCTCAATTAAATATGGCTCCCTGTTTTCATCACTATAACAAGCCATCCCAAAAGGTATTTGGTTTTTAAACTGAAATAATAAATTGGGGTTATTTGTAATTCGAACACCCTTTAAAGTAAAATCTCCGTACACAAGGCTATTTATAAACCATCCATATTGCATGGGCCTGTAGTACATGGTTAATGTTAAAATAGAACCGTCCGGCAAAATAAGATCACGTTCTTGCAGAGGGTCTGTAGTTATGTTCTGAATCCGAAACATCCTATACCGCCCAATCGGGTTGAGCTATAGGATTCGTTAAAGGTGAAGAACCAAAAACTGTTTTTAATTTGCTTCCAGTGCTGTTTCGACCACTTCCAAAATCACCCCTAGGATCAGTGCCTTCAATGGGTGCGGATGCGTATCTTATTTTTTTAAAAGTAATTTCAAAATTAGAAACCACCTCATTGTCCGCACTTTGAATAGATTTCAAAGACTTGATAATCATATTATCAAAAATAGCCCAAGGGGTCTGAATGGTGAACAATCTTCTTTCTTGCCAATAACCATAAAACTTCTGCCATGCTACTTGTTGTTTGTTTTGAGGCACACCCTCTGTGGATGTTCCTGTTAAAGACTGCCAAGTTTGAACCGAGTTGTTGGCAATAGTTACCGCGTTATCGTAAGCGAACTTTGCTCTATTGTAAGCGTTCAAAGTTGTTCGAGATAATTCGGGAGTGTATTCTGCAACCAATACAAGCTTTTCTCTTACCAAATTTAAGGGCAGCAAAGTGTCAGGAACCACATCGTTAAGTTCAGAAACGAAACCGTTGGTCGTAACTTCCTCTGGTTTTAAGGCAACATGATCCGTTATAGCTGTGTTGTCCTCAATATAGTGATCTGTAGTTTCGCTTACTAAGTTGGCTGACTGCTCCCCTTCGTAGTTGAAAAAGTAAGCTTCTGGCAAAGTTAAAATTTTATCTTGGCTTTCTCCACTTATAAACTGCTCCCTAATACGGTTTTCTTCGAACGAAGTTGGTTGAGGTAAATACCCTATAGGCTTATTAGGGGTAACCAAAATAAGACCGGATAAGCTTTTTGCTGTGGTTGTTATGTTTGATAATGTTGCTAAGTTAATCACTTTTTCAATCCCCTCCCACTGGTAGATTTTTTGCTGATGCATCAATCATCGCTTGTATCACTGAATCTCTAATAACAGGAGGTGGGGGGGCATCTAAAATATCCATGTTGATGGTTACATCCCTTATCTGCCCACCTTTATCACCATTGGTTTTTGGGAAAGACAGGCCAAAAGCGGTCTTCATATCGTTCATGAAAGCATTTGGAACACCGGGAAGTGCCTTTACTCCACCTGCTGTGAAAGTAACCAATCTTCCTGTGTGGTTTAAAGCATTAGCAACTCCACCAATAATTCCTGTTTCTTTTGCTAATGTTGAAAGAGCCTTAACCAGTTCCAAAATCTCTGTTACTAACTTTCTAATTTCAGGTAGCAACTCAGAAATATGATTGAGATTTATGTCAGCTATTCCACGCTGTATACTATCAAATAAATTTGTCCACTCAGCCTTCATTTTGGACAAACTTTCAATTTGTGATTTTGTATAAAAAGGTGCGCGCGACATTACTTTTTTATTAAATGCACCTTGAAACATACCACCTTGAACGCCTACTGAAAGGCCAAACGATCCCAATTCATCCCTTACCAATTCAGGTCTATCTTTATTGGCAACTGCAAACTTTTGAAGTTGATCGAACAGGTCGTAAGTTTGTTCTAGCTCCGTTTTAGACATGTCAATCGTGCTGTAAAGCCACGCCATGCCTTCTGGTGCGCCTTTGCCTTTAACAAGTTCGGCCATTTTTGTTTGAAGATTAAACATGGAGCTGGAGATTTCTTCGTTTACAAGATTCACTTGCCTGCCAGCGAATTGGTACTGTTGCAATTTTTTGGTTGATAGACCTGTCATTACTCCAAAGTTTTTTAGAGCTGCGCCCTCCGAATTAGAGGGACTTGAAAGCCTTTGCAAAGCATATACCATCCCCACTATGGCTGCACTTGCTGCTAGAGAAGCCGTTGCTACACCCGCCACACCCTTGCTAACAGAGGATAGCGCGCGAACACTTTTATCAGCTCCGCCTACTCTAATGTCTACAAATAAGTCTGCGATTTTCATGCTTTATTTATCTCCAAATATTCAGATTGAAAATCAGAAAGGAATCCTTCATAGTTCAAGGCTTGTAATACTTCTCGACTATTCATTTTTTTTGCATCCTCCAAGTTTCCAAAACCAGCCTTTACCAATTTGAAAAAGATAATTAAATCATCTTCTTTAATCTCTACTCTTGGGTAGCTTTCAGTGCTTCCAGACCTGGTAAATACTTTGCATAAAGGCTTTTCGTAAAAGGGCCAAGGTTATACGACCCCACTTCCGAACAAACTATAATAAAATCTTCCCTTGCATCTTCTTCTTCAAAAAGATCAGGTGTAATTTTTACCCCATTATAGGTAGCGCGCTTCATGCAATCCCATAAGCACTTCTCAACATCCTTTGACCAGGCGAGCCTGCAAAAAAGATTTTTAATTGCCATAGGATTTAACGCATCACCGTTCGGATCAAGGTCGGCCTGCTCAAGCTCTTTTGCAAAAGCTTTGAACAGGTTATGACCATCCGAAAAAGGTGCCAACGTCATTGCCAACTTTGCGCCACTATCTAATTCCATGTTTTTCATATTACGTCAACGCTCTCGGTGAGTTAGAGAATTTCATAGTGTAAACAGAAACACTTTGTTCCACGTCACCCTCTACGTTCATTTTAGCATTTACACGCTTTGTGAAAATTCCACCCGATACAATGTAAGTATCTTGCAAAACATTGCCCGCACCGTCACCAACGCGCTTGACAAACTCACCAAACATTAAAACAAAACCAGCAAAGTTTGCGCTTTGTTGTTCTAGCAATTTATTGAGGTACTTGTCATCAACAGACCCACGCAGCAAACGCACTGTCATAGTGCATAGACGGCCTGTTTCATTGATAGAGTAAATTGTGTTACCATTTTTTCCTGTTTTTGCATCTGCGATATCGCCTTCAAAATCAAGCGTTACGCAATCGCCATCTGCAAAATCAGCAAAGTTACGATCGTTTATAACAACCGTATCGCTTCCTGTTAAACTAGCTTTTGACATTTTTTTCTCCCTTACTCGTTAATATTTACAATGATATCTATGCTGTGAACCGCGCCCGCTTGCTTGGCTGCAATTTGAATCAACGGAGCTTTTCGATCCGAACGATCCGCTGGTGATTGCAATCCAATTGGTTGACTGTAGATGTAGTACCCACGTTGATCGATGTTATCAAAGAAATCACCCTGCACCCCGAAGGTTGTTGGTGAAGTCCATGTTCCAGGAGCCAAGTAGTTGTTCGTGACACCTTGTTCGCATACCGCGCGCAAAGAGCTTTTAATGATGCCGATGCCCTCTTCTGTTTGTGCAATCTTGGTTGCGTTCTGCGCAAGCACGTTGAACGCTGCAACTTTAAGATCACCAACAAACCAAAGCAAGTTGTAAACATTATCAAAGAAGTCATTCTCACCGCTTGTAAATGTTTTCGCTACGCCCTGGATGCTTATGTAAACATCTGCGCCTGCGTTTTCAGCTTTGTTGAGCTTTGTTTGATCCATCGAAGTATCAGCAACAACAGTTGCCAAGCTTTTCAGGTGCATTGTTTGGGTAGTTAGGGAACCATCAAAGTTTGTTGATAACCCTCTTGAAGCATACGCTGCCATAAAGTTGAGCGCGTCCGCTTCGAGTAGGCTACCGTAAAACAAGCCCCTTGAGTGGGTAAACGATCCTTGTCGTAACAAGTCAAGCGTTCCGCCCACTTCCAAAGTAAGTACGTTTGTTTGAACAAAGAAAACAATTTTGCTTTCAGCTTGCACAACCGCTGCCGCTGCAAGAAGTTCCGCTTCTGCTTGAATGTAGGTTGAGATGATGCCGAAGTATTCAATCAAGTCCGATGTTCTGGTGATTGCTTCGCCAAGGCTTTCTTCATTTTCTGTCACTGTAATAACAACCGCGGTTGCACCGTCCACAAGTGAGTTTGCAGAAGAAACAAGTGGCAATGGATCGCCCGGTACGCCCTGCATATCTACAGTTAATCCAGTGATTGAATCAATCGCACCTGTTACAATAATATCTTCAAGACCCGCAATCATTCGGAGTGATACCTGTATTTGCGCCGCCGTGTCGTCCCAATTGATCGGGCTCGAATCTACGCCGTCATAAGACAAAGTAAAGTCGCCCGCGTCGGGTGTTAAATCAAACGCGACAGTTTGGGTTTCTGTCATAACCGGAATAATAACAAGGTATCCGCCACCTGCAAGCATGTTAGGTTGCTGCGAAAATACTGCAAGAGCTTGCTTGTAAGTTACACTCGCGCTTCCAAAGTCAGTTTCCACATCAGTTGGTGACAAGTAAAGTTTATATCCATCAGTCCCGAAGCTCGTTTCATAAGCTTCATGCGAAAACAAAGCTATGTTTGATGTGTTATATTGACCAATGCCAGCGCCCACTTGGGAAACCGAAACATTGATGACATTGTTTATTGATAAGTTGCTCATTTTTTCTCCTTTTTATATAAAATTTTAATAAAATTCCTCAACAATAACGATTCCTGCACGACCTTCTCCGCCTTGGATTGATCCTTGAGAAGCACTGTTTGCCGCGCCTGTTCCACCTTCACCATTATTTACACGCTCGCGACCTTTATAATTGTTGCCCAAGTTGAGTAACCCCGGATGTCTGATGTTGCTGAATTAAGCAAGATTTCATATTGGAAGGTTGTTTCCTCTGTCGCTGTGTAAATAAACTTTATAGGCCATGCTCTACTCGATCCAGCAAGTTCACCGAAACCAGTTAATGCAGATAAATCAAAAGGTGATCCTGGCGCAGCAGTTGTTGCGCCAGTGCATCTGCAATACAACAATCCAGACGTCTCAGCCTGTGCGAAAAAGGACATATCATAAGTGCCAGCTTGAATTGTGAAAATACCTGTTGTGTTATTGTATGCAATATCACTCAGTGAAGGTTGATCGCCTATTGTATCGAAAACGATAGGATTGCCTGCTGTCAAATTAGTTGTTTGATCTACCAATAGGAAGACACTTAAATAATCAGGTGCTGCGATTCCATCAAGCTTTGTTTTTTGCGCTGCTGTAACATATTTGTCTGTAGCACCTTCCGCTACAAGGTCAGTTGTAAGAACTACAGTGCCAGTTTGACCATTGACCGAATCAACCGCGCCACCTGGCGTAACCTCATCAATGATTTGTTGAACGGTAACTTTTTTTGTAGTGTCATCGGTAAGATCAACAACGGGTAAAACGTCTGTAACGTCAAGCGTTGCGATTGGGTCTAAATCTGTTATTTTTTTATCAGCCATTTTTCTACCTTACTCTTTCTGCTTGGATTGTTGGGACATGCCTATAAGTTCCTGGTGTCGATTTCCTCATGATCCCCTGAATTTGTATCAATAGAAATGTCAAACTCATCGTAATACGATGCGGCTTGATCTACAAATATTTTCGCATATAAAACATTCATTGTAATATTGTAGCGGTAAGGGATCGCGCTACCTTCTAATTCAGATAGATTGACAAATGATGTTGCAACGCCCGCGATCTTGAAACCATTCAAGGTCTGTTGATTCTGTGCGTATTGACCGCGTAGGGCCATAATGACTTCTTCTTTGCGCTGCAACGCTTCCAAAGAATGACTCTCAATATCTATGGAGTATTGGGCTTGGAAGTTGGTTGTCTGATTGGGTATGCCGTCGATGACGCGCATGTTGTTTGAAAATACCTTACAGGATAGCTCACGGAGGGTTATAAATAAATTATCATCCTTGGGGGCCATGATCTTTTGATCGAAAATCCATACCCGATCGGTTGCTAGGCTCATTGAAGTTTGGATGACGTTGGCCACTAGCTGAATATGAGTCAGGGAGTATACCGGCAAAAACGCCTCATCTAATAGAGAATCGACAACCTTGATCGTATCGGTGCCGTAAGCGTAAGGGGCAGTATAAACACCATTAGCATCTATACTACCGCCGACCCCCCCAGCCTCTACGCTGTAGACATAGGGCGCGACACCAGCAGAGACATGGAAAACACTTTTGCCGCCGCGTGTAATAAATTGCGAGTTGGTTATAACAATCATACAACTGGCCCTTCGTCTACAAGATGATATTCATAATATCCGTACTTATTATAATCATACTTGGCCATGACCCTGTATGAATTGCCCGCGTACTGCGCGATATCATCGACTAAGAGGTTCAAACTGATATCGCAATGTAGTTGCTGCCATATAAAATATCGTTGCTCCTGTGGCTTTATTTTGAGGTTTTCAGGGCTTAACGGTTGCATCACCCCTTTGAAAATAATTTCTGTCAAAGTTTCAACAAGCAAACCGTTTAGAATACTTTTAACCACTGTTTGGAAAGTCATATTTTGATACCAGTTATCAAGGGCCACAACTACGTTGGGTAAACCAAGATCGTTAGGGCCATTTGAATTGCCGTTAATCATTCTTTAATATCCCATCCAACCGAGTCGCGCAGGAAGCCCTCTTCTACCAGGGTTTGCTTATTCTTTTTGTACTTCATGTCTGATGGCTTCCATTGCCCAAAGCCGCCTGTCTTAAAGGCTTCCGCTACTGTGTCCGCCGCTGTTGCTGCGACTTTGCCCATCCATACGTTTAATGATTTTTCAGCGATGACCTGCTTGATGTTTTCTTTTTCAAAAGCTCCACGATCTTCAAGAAATTCATCTAATTTTTCTGCAATAGGCATACGCAAGAAAGATCGAGCTGGCATAGTGCTACCCCCAAACTCCATCAAGGTTCCTAGCTCAACATTAGTGAGTCCGTTACCGCCGTCATCATCATCTGGCCGTTGGTTCTTTGCTTGTAATATTCCCACGCGCGCGACAGGCAAGTTTTCGAAAGCGGTAATAAGTGCCTTCAAGTTCTTGTTCTCCATCTTAACGCTGGTTTTCTTAGGCATGAGTACGCCCTTCAACTGAATATATGTTGCCCACCATGTATGGCAGAATCAACTGTAGGTATCTAACTCCGTAATTGGTTTTGGCTAAAATGGATAGGTAGGCATCTTTTAAGAATTGCTCAGGTATCTGGAAACCAACAGAAACACTGCCTACAGATTTATTTGTAAGAAGCCCTTCATACTGCCCTGACAAGCCCTGTGAGGACGCAGTTATTGAGCAAACCAAATTATGAGCTGCCAGTAGTAAATAGCCAAGCGTATAAATTTCTTGCTTGGGGAAAAGAGTGATGTTGATTGTGCAACCTGCTTCGGTAAGTGCGTTTGTAATATCTGTGTCGGTGATTCCAATATCTGGGTCTGCATCATACTTGAAATCCCTTACAAAAAAGGCTTTGAAGTCTGCGACTGATGGTGCTGTATACATGTAACCCTTTCTATAAACAAAAAAAGGGGCAGGGATAATACCCTACCCCCCTTGTTTTTACCTTTTCTTACTTCTATTTTACGATGGACTAAAATTCAAAGTAAAGAAGTTCGGTAGGTCTGTACGCTTTAACCCCAGTAAACTGACCGTATGCGACACTCTCAAATTGAAAGTTGTTCATAGTGGCAGCCAATGTGCTGGTGTAATCAACTGGAATATCCATGCGGATAGATTCCGGATCAGCATTGTACAATGCGTATCGTTGAGCACCGAGGCTGTTGTTTGCCGCGTCCGCGTATGCGCAAGGCATAATTTGGAAGTTCGGGTTTTTGGTCATTATTTTGAAGGTATCTTGCAATACTTCCAAAACAGATTTCAATGGAAAATCAGCGGATGAAGGTGCTGCGAGTCCAAGGTAATCACTTTCTGGAATAACAAAATGTGTAGGCCATGCAGTGTTGACACAGTTGGTACGGTAATTACCGAGTACAACGGCACAAAATGCTTTAAGTTCAGCGCCGGTCATGGTGCTAATTGCTTTTGTGATTGTTGTTAGATTGATTGTTGTTCCAGCTTGAGTAAACAAACCACTGATTCCTGCGATGTCCAAACCAAGAAAGGCTGTTTTTTGGATTCCCAAATCCCAGTTTCTTTTGCGTGATTTTTCTTTTGCAGTAATCAAATCAAAATTGACAGCGCGCTGTGCAAATTCCAATTCAGGTTTTGACCAGTTCACACCCTTGGCCCAGTTTTGGATCGCGATGCTTACTGAATCAACGCCTGCGTCAGCTTGTGCTAGTCTAGCATTGCTTGCGCCGGTATTGATAATACCTGTTTCAAAATCACCACCCAAATCAAATGATCTGAAAGTTGTAAGCTCTACGCCCCATGCACCCTCTCCAACTTGAACTGGAATATAATCAGCAGGCGCAATTTCGAAAAACTTTTGCTCAGTGACCGATTTGATAATCGTGGTTAATGTTGTGATGTCAATTTTTGCACCAAGTGCATTTACATGACGTTGGTTTAATTTAGCAATACGCTTTTCCTCGGCATTGAGTAAAACTTCCTTGCCCTGACTATTTAAGATTTTGTGTTTCATATTTTTTATCCCCTAACTTTCTATAGTGCTACAAGAACGATTTTAATCATTACACGGATTAGATCGCCATCAGCGGCGGCCTTGTCGAGTGCATTACCCACAACAGTCTTACCAGTGACCGCTGTAATTACTTTTTCACCTGTCACTTCATATTGGACACGAGCGCCGCGAGCGATCGCTGCTCCAGCTTCCAAGTAAACGACATTGTAATCAGAAGCAATCTCCACAGGCGCACTTGCCGGAAAGTCTGAATCTTTAAAGTCAGTGATAACAACACCGAAGATTTCATCGGTATCTGTTGCTGCAAGAGTAACAACAGGAGCGCCACCGGCGGTATCTGAAATAACTACTGCTTGACCAGGAACCAAAGCAACTGCCTCTGTGCTCAATACTTGGCACGGAATAGTATTTGGTTGAGTTTGTAAATCGCTGCTACCCTTCTCAGGCGCTTGGCTAAATTGATTTATTGATTGTGTCATCTTTTATACCTTTCCTTTACCTATGAACCGTAACGAGCGTTTCCGCGCCCAATTTTGTTGTGCATAAGATCAATTGTTTTACGTTCTACCTTTGAAATTTTGCGACTTGCATCTTTCAAACTTTTGATGGTGTTTTCTTTTTTATCTTCATCATCATCTTCATCTTCAATTTCGACTTCAACTTCAACTTCGTCTTCATTTTCAGATTTGTCTTCGTCTTTGTCGTCCTCATCCATGTTTTCCGCTTTGTCGTCTTTGTCTTTGTCGTCGTCTTCATTTTCCATGGCAGCGTCTTCCTCAACAACCATGTCGGTTGAAGCTTTGTAGCACTCTACAAGTTTTTCAACTGAAACAGATTCTCCGTCCACGTTTACCATTTCTTCATACGACACTTCATAGTCATCGGCATTTTTTACCTTAACCAAATCAGAGATCGCAACCATTTCTTCAATGGTGACTTCAACCTTACTCTTCGGAAGCTCATATACATACCCTGCATGCTCTTCGCTGTTTTTGACTTTTTCTTTTTTAAAGATATTAAATTTCATTTCCTTTTTCTCCTTCTGGTTCATGAGAATACCAAGTTCAACTTTTTTATCCTCGTTGTACTTCTTAAACTCTTCTGGTGTGTAAATTACACTTTCTGCATACCGTGGATTGCCCACGATAGCCAAGTGTTCATACTCTGCATCAAGAATTTCTTCTTCATAATCCATCCCATGCCATTCACCGCCCTGGCCTTTTTCGGTAGGAAAGTATGCGTTGGAAAGTTGCAAGCCGCGCTTGATAGCGTCTTTGCCCTCGTTTGTTGTTACAATAAACTCAGCCCAGTGGTGGCCATCCGCTTCATTGTAAAAAGATTTGACAACGTAACCTGCCGCCTCTTGAAATGTTTTATCTGTGACTTCATCAATATGATCGACGTATAAAGGTTTGCCCTCAAAGCTATTGTTCATAGTCTTTGCGGTTGATTCACTAATGTAAACACGTTTGGAACCATCAGGGTATTGGTATTCAGCAAGGCCAGGTGCGAAATGGAGGCCGTAGAATCGTTCGGCTGCTGGTGAATCGTTTTTAAGTTTATTCATTTATCTAAAATTCTATAATAGGTCGTGCTACGCATCGACAATTATAATCTTCCCCTGGGTTGTTACGACTACCAAGTTTATCCGTAATAGGTGGATTGTCCCAATCAAATACTTTTCCGTCAAGGAATTTATGCATTGTACGAACAGGATGTTTTGCCGAGCCTGCAACCGTCTGCCAGACGTACTTTTCGACTCCTATAGATTTATACTTAGCTTTTTTATATGTCGCCAACATGAGCCTAGTTTCTTGTCTTGCTAGAAACTTAGCTTTTCGAGCGCCAACGCCATACCGTTTTTCTATGTACTTGGTAAAGTTTGCCGGACGGCTGCCCTCAAAAACACGCTCTTGAATATCTCCACGCATAATAGAAATTTCTTTTTCAGTAAAATCTTTGACGTACCTCTCCATGTCGTCCTGGTACTCAGTTTTAAGCTTATTTAATTCAAACTCAGAAAGGTTTGGTGAAATTGTGATGCCGCTTATTGATTGATCGATCTTTGCGTCCAGATCAAAGATCATGTCATCAAGAACGCCCTCGATTTTTAACTGACCTGCAATGGCTTCGGGGTCAAGGTCGGCGAGCTTTTTGTTGATCGACTCAAGTGTTTTTTTATAAGAAATCTGTGATGATGAAATAACCGTCATGTACTCAATGGGTATTTTAGAGGTAGGGACAAGATAACCCTTTTGTGTGGGGCTATACTTACCCCCAAAAGATTTAATCTCTTTGGATATTGCAGCCGACATCTTACCGAAAAAAACACCGTTATAGTAATTCACTCGACCGGAACGCAAAGCCTTTATAAGTGCGGACTCTTTGGCGTTGGTTAGTGTTTTTTGGTTTGTGTCAAGGTCGAGCAGTAAGGGCAAGTACAAGTATTCTTTAAGCAGATCACGAATGATTTTCTCTAGAACAGTAAATTTGTCCTGGAATACATCAACTGGTGGCAGCTTTTTGCTTGGCATATGATGCTTTCATCATTTCTTCACGATTTGTTGAAGGATTCTTTTTCTCCAAAAGTTCTTCCGCATCTTTTTTGTATTGGCTGATCTTATTGCTTACTGTGCGAGGAGCTATACCTAAAGACTTTGCGGTCAACTCACGATTTTTCCCTTGGCGAAGGTATTCGTATTCAATAATCATCTTTTCGGTTTCCGCTAGGGTCATTCCACTTTGCCAGTACCTAACATTGTTCATTTATTTTTGCCTTTCATTTTTGCATTAGTAGCTATCAACTCAAGAGGCTTCGACAAGGTTTCATCTTCCAAGACTTTACCATCTGATATTTCCTCTATGCCCATACCGCTTCCAACATTTTCCATCTCAAGGCGCATGCCAAGAAGCTCATCTTTATTAGAGATTTCACGAAATTCTGTTTCGTTAATAAGGCCACGTTCATACGCTTGAAGCGCGCGGTTGAATTGCTGCGTTTTTACATTCTCTTCCTGTTCGCTCGACATTAAGCGAAGCGATTCAAAGTTAATCGTTAGATCATTCGGAACCATGCCAAAGGTTGCCTGGCAACGAAATTGAACCAACTTGAAAAGCTCATTCTCAAACTTGGTTCGAATACTCGACTCGATCATGCCGTTGTAATTCTCGATATCATCCTCACCTGAATTGAAGCCAGCCGATGATTGACCGAAAAGCTTTGTCTGCGGTATGCGCATGTCGGATGCGATTTGTTGGCGTATTCCGTCCATAGCTTCTGCAAGCCCTGAAAAGGAAAGCTGTTTGTTTTGAAAGTCATCCTCTGCATCAAGCACGATAGCGTTTTGGAAGTTCTTTTGTTGGTTGGCAATCTCTACACGTTTTTGAATTGCCGCGTCGCCGCCTGCACTTGCGAGCGTACTTGCTAAATTGTGTAACTTGTAAACGTCAATCTTAAACTCATCAAGGACTTCAAAAGCAAGATCATTGGCTTTTAGGTACTGATTTACTCCCTGCACTAAGGATTCAACAACGGATAAGCCCCACCCTCGCAGGCGTTGACGTATAAAGGAAGGCGCTTGCAGACCTTCAAAGCGAATGACGCGACTCTTGTTGATTTTGTGGTTGTAGTAATTATATTCATCTGGGACAAAGTTGTGCTGGGTAATGCTGTCGTCGTCTTCCTCACCATAGTATTGGTAGTATAGTTCCCAAAGATCGGCTGCAATAAATTCCAGCTTGTCGCCTTGTTTTATGTCAGAGATTTTAAGTTCCTTTTGGAAAAGGTTTTTCTCTTTGTTCTTACCAGGAGTGAGCATTGTATTTTCAACAGAGGTATCTTCATCAGTAGCGATAATAATGCCAGACCCACCAAAGAGTCGATTCCATTTTAACGCTTGCGCAAACACCTGCATATCGTTGTTCCGGCGCATCTGTTGCTGCAATTCTTTTAAGTCGTCTTCGTCAATCTCGTTGGATGATATATCGATACCGCCTCGCATAGCATCATCAACTGGTATATCTACAATCGTTTGTATCAAGCCAATCTCAGCATAGGCTTGAGATAAAAGCTGTCGCATGTTCGAGGTCATGTAGAAGCGAAGGTTTTCAAATATCGTTGTGGCCTGTGATATCTGCCTACCTTGCCCGAAAGCAAAACCAGTTAGGCCAAGTGCTTGCGATAAGCCATTTTGAAACGTGCTATTGTTCTGTTTCTTATCGACCTCTTTGTTTACTTGCAATTTTTCTGTCTGACTGTTATTTCTTTTTCTGCTCATTGTTGCCCCTTATAGATAATCGAAAATCGTGTACCCCTGTTTTAATTGAATTAAGGCCATTGTCATGGCATCAACTGTATCATCATGTTTAGCGTTCGGAAAAGATAAAGTTTCCTTGTAAGTTACTGGAAATTTATCCCTGTCTATGTTGACGCGCAATGCCTCAAACAGCGGAGATACAGCATTGACCCTAGCTACCTTTGAGGTTTGGGGCTTCCATAGCATTACCTGTGGGATAGTGTTTTGGATCACCGAGTAAACCGCGCTTGCATTAGCAGCATCCTCAATGGATAACTTATTTGGACGATGCTTGTCAAAGAACCATTGAATTTGCTTTAGCTGTTCAGAAAAATCCCACTTACCACGAACCTGATCGACTAGGTAGAACTCACCCTTATGCGTGATCCAGTAGTCGCCTACTACAAAATCAAGCTCACCCTTCTTTTCCGCAGAGCTATCGCCTTTGAAGGTTAGATCAAAAGTCATAATGTCATTCTCAAAAGTAAGATCGCCATTGTTATCTTTAGGTAGCGGATTGTTCTTGATCCAGGCAGCCTTAATCATATCGCCGTCTTGGATCGTTGGGTTCTGCATGTATTGGGTTTCGTACTCTAGGCTTCCCATATCGAGTATGGTTTTTCTCTTACTGGTCGAGTCGTAAAGCTCATGATTTATAAACTCGCCATCTTCCCTTGGGTCTGCCCATCCCTTTATCGCAAAGATTGATTCGCCGTCTTTGTATTCCATAGGGATTTTCAAAAGGTTATAACCCTTTTCGATGGCAACTCCTGCCACATCCTCTTCATGTAGGCGCTGCATAACGATTACCATCGCCCCACCTTTTTTAGCAAAGTTACGGGTTGATAGGGTTTTGAAAACATACTCATTGATACGCGCCCGATCGACTTCCGAAAAAGCATCACCCCTGTCATTAGGATCATCTAATATAATGATCTTACCACGCGCGCCTGTAGCCCCTGCGCCTGTAGTTACTGCGCGTCGATAACCTTTTTCACTGTTGTCGATAGCCTTGATTGTTTCGCTGATCTTTTTTCCTGTGCCCCTAGTGGCCTCTGATCCCATAGTAAACAGGTCGCCAAAATAATACTGGTACTTCTCTGATTTGATAAGGTTGTAAAACTTAATCGCATCACGCGTTAAGTTCTGATAATTTCGAGTAGAGCAAAGGGTGTTGTTTGAAGGATTTTTTACCCATAACCAAGCTGAAAACATAACCGAAACAATAATAGATTTTCCCATCGACGGCGGAATGTTGATAATGAGATTCGATATATCCCCCCTTTCAATAGATTCCAGGTGTTCGCAAACGCACTTCACTACCCAACTGTCTATGAATGGCTCTGGGTCTACGTCTTCCCAAAAGGTCTGGACAAAGAAGTAAAAACTCCGCTTGCACTTCTCAGCACGAAGCTTATCTATCTGTACTGGTTGCAACTTTTTCCGTTAGTTTTAAGTATTGGTCCAGTTCTTTATCGCTAAGTTTTGACAAGTCAACAGCATCGCCATCATGTGTTGTTTGCTCGATGATCTGTTTAGGCAATCCCAACATACGAAGGATGAAGTATTTTATAATCTTATTATCATTGTCACGGATTGCTTTGGCTAGAACATTATGCAGCAAGGTGCCGTCAGTCCTGTTCAATATCTCAACAGCTTCTTCTTTTGGGATAGTTAGTAGGTAGGCCACATCTGCGATTTTAACGCGCAGCGCCTCACGAACACTTTTTTCTTTTTGGGTTAGCTTCGGACGGCCTGCGCCTCCCTTGCTTCCTGCTTTGAAGCTGCCACTTGTAGCAGCGCGACCTATGCCGCCTGGTTTTTTTTCTTCGCTCATACCTTACCCCTACTCAGGAATCCACGCCTTGCTAAATTCCTTGTCTTTGAAAACATCGCTATTCGGTATTCCTAGCTTGAAGAGTAGGCGAGTGACTTCTTCTTTTTCCATCATCAAACGGTGCATAATTTCTTCACCTGTCAAGCCTGATTCTAACATAGAGCCAACTATATTTGAAAGCTCAATAACGCCATGAGTGCCACGCGCCCGATTGTGTCGGATCGTTGACATCTTTTGACTAGCATCATCCTTATCAGCTAGAAAAACAACTGGTACCTTTCCATCTGTTAAGGCATAAATCTCTTTATGGCCCGATACAGTCCACCTATGAAAACCATCAACTATTGTGTTGTCGGCGTTTGCGACGATTGGCTGCGTCCACCCATCCTCTAGGATGCTAATTTTCAGAAGCTTTAGCTCCGGAGGCGCGACCTTGTTCGGATTGTAGTCGTTCGGGTTTAGCGTATCCCGATCAACCCATGTGATTTTGTCCAATGGTTGCTTATTCATATCTCACCTTCATATCGCAGTGGTCGAGGATATTCTTACCACCCCCATGTATTCTGCGGTTCGTATCCATTAAAAATTTAACAATCGATTCCTCTTGTGGCGTTCTACCATGCTTGTAAAGCAAATCTTCCAGGTAGTCTTCCCTCATTGTAAGTTTATGCTTTAAGGCTAAGTCTTGAGCCGGAGTGACTTCTGTTTTCTTGTAGTCTTTTGATATGTCGATCTTAGCTTTGTTGATTACCTGGACGCAGGGTATGGGACGGCCCATCTCCCAGTATTCGTACTCGCCTATGGTTAAGTATATGTATTGCTTAGAGAAAAACGATCTTGTTCTGCCTGCATACCTTATCAAGCGCAAAAAAGATTCGTATTCATTCTCATCGGCTATTTTTCTACGCTGCGCATAAGAATGAGGGAAGGTTTTGTCATAGCTCTTTGCATACACCCAATCCCATTTGTCGATAATATCAGAGGCTTCAAAGATATTCACGCGTACTCCTTCAATGCTGTGCCTAGCGAAATACCTAAGTCTTCCCTAACCTTGCCTGCAAAACTATTTAAGGTATTGCTTTGTCGGCCCTTAAAATCACCACGCAAGGCAATATTACAAAGCCACTTCCAAGATACGCCGGATATAGGGTGCGATAACTCTTCATCTATAGGCATGCTTGTTTTTTTAATATGCAATCGCTTGTACCTATCAACCGAAGCCATAACCTGGACCGCATACTCTTCATCATACGAATCAATAATGACCCCGATATAATCTTTGTAGGTCATGTGATCCGGCTTACTCTTTACGCTGGAATACAAATCTGTATTCGCATAACGCCAAGCAGTGCCAACACCTTTGACCCTGTACAGCATTTTATGCCACATCTCAGGAAAGCACTCGGCGTAAATCCATAGACCACGCAACGGCTCCTCACCAAATGGCGGGCATACCCTTTGCGTTAAAAATCTATTGAACATCCTTGTTTGATTGAACACGTCATAAGTCTTGTTGTAATCCCAATTAAACTTTTTGACTGCAAGCCAAACGTCTTCGCTCGACCAATCATAAACAGGGTGGCACCTATATTGACTTTGCCCCTTCTCTGATTTGGAATTTATGTAGGCATCGTTTTTCTTCTTAGCTATCATCTGATAACGTCGAAGCGACTCTTGGCTCCTAACCCCTGTTAGCATGGCGACCCTGCCAAAGCTACGGTTGTATAGGTATGGTGAAAACTCCTGAAAACTCATCCCCTTCTTAAACGCAGGGTGCTCGGTAATTATTTCGCCATGCTCCGGCAACTCCCTTACCCATAAGTCTTTTTTATCTTCGTCCCATGTATACCAAAACGGCTCCTCATTAGAACATGCGTTCCGGTGCTTAAATTCCAGGCAATACCAATCAAGATCAATCTCAGGAGAAACGCGCATCCGTTCCACATACTCGATTGTAGGTGGGTGTATAGCCTCTTCATCAAAGAACACAACCTTCAAAGGCAACGCGTTTCTCTCACGCGCTACCTCTAGGGCGCAATTCAAAACAACAGTGCTGTCCTTCCCACCTGAAAAGGACACAACTACCTTATCAAAAGAATCGTAAATATATCTGATTCTCTCTAAAGCTACCTCGTACACGCCTTTGTCGAGGTACTGTTTTTTCCTTACCTTCACCTAAGCTGTCTTAATTGATTCAATATCTTTGGCTGAAATACCATCCACGAAAGTTCTGTTAATCATCGGATGATCCTGATCTTCTGGGCCAAAATCTGATTCAGGGTGAAACGCGATAACATCCATTGTTTCGCCGAAAGTGTGGAAGCAATGGTTTCCCACTTCATAGTCTTTTCCATCTAATCCAGCCTTTCTTGTTTCGCCATCCCACTCCTTGATGATGAAAATAACGCCTGCCTTCAAAGGTAGCTCACCAAAGGGCGTTACGCATTTTCCTGTGCCCCTAGCGACAACACCAATCCGGTGACTGTTATGCGTATGCGCGGTCTGGATAATACCAGATGGGAAGTGCAGGTGATTCAAACAAGGATCGCCCATCTTAACAGGCGGAATCAATAACGAATCAGTACACCCATCAATATATTTTAAACGTCCGGTTGTTTCAATCGGGCCACCCATTGTAAACATAGAGGAAAACTTGGTATCAGGATAAACGCCCTTGTTATGTAAAACCTCAATTACAATAGCCTTGGAGTCACCACTTACTGGTAACAACTCATGCGGCTCGGCCAAACTGTAATACATACCTTTGCTCAACGGTACTGGCATTTGATCTTCTCTTTGGATAAAGAAGTCACCAGAGTAAACATAAACTTGAACGCTCGTATCTTCCTGTGACTTAAACGGTTTTAAGTTCGCCACGTTATAATATCTAATAGGGTGAATGGGGTGCTCTGCATCATCAAACAACAAACCATCGGTGTCCTCGCTAAAAGTCATAAACGCATCATTTTCTTTAATCATAACAATATCCCTTTCTATTTTTTGTAATCATTTACTAAAACCATAAGCGCATCCTCTTGCTTATCCAAGCTATGCTCTTTTTTAATATCATTCAACGTGTCTATAAAGCGCGTTTTGTTATCGTGCTGCATGACCAATTCGAATATACTATATCCGTCATCTGTTGCGCGCGGCTCCCTGTCCTCATCATCCACTAGATCACCCTCTCCAAGATCAACCTTGATCCCCAAGTCTTCTAGCTTCAAATCTGTAAAGGTCTGCAACTCAATTTTCACAGCCTCTAAATCTAGGCTGGCCCATCGGGCTATTTCATTATCGAATGTTAGGAATTGGTATTCATCGGCTTCTGTTTTGAAGTCTTGGTATACTACTGGCAGTTCTTTCAAACCCAAGTTCTTCGCTACCTGCAACCGCAAGTGTCCGGACACTAAAAGGCCCGATCTCTTTGATGCGATGAGCGGAACGCGCCATACCCCTTTTTTAGAGATTACTCTTTGAAAAGCCTCGACCTGTTCGTTCGGGTGGGTGTTGTTATTCTTTGGGTGTGGCTTGATCTCGTTGACCTTAACCATATCAGTAAAACTGCAATCGAACTTCATGGATCGATTGTAATCCTTTTTTATATTTTAGGCAATATCTGCCTGTTTTTGTAGCTTCGCAATGTAAGACATACGATACAAAGGAAAAGCTATCTCGCCGGCTTCGTACCGGCGGACGTGCCTACCGTCCACGCCACCAATGGCTTTGCCAAAAACTTCTTGGCTCATGCCTAGTTTGTTTCGCAGGGTTTTAATTTCTTTCGGTGTCATTTGTCATCATCGCTGAACGGTAAAATCATGCAATTGGGTCGCAAGGGTTCAAGTATCTCGTCGACGCAATCATGTTCCATCCGTAACGCGTCAATTCCCATAAGTTGTAATTCTCTCAAGGTCAAGTCAAGGTTTGTAAGTTCTACTTCATTTTCCTGTCCGGTCGTCTTAATAAAAAACTTCATAAGGCAATCCCTTCTGTGTTTTCAAGCTCATCAAGTTTTCGCTGGATTTTTTCAAGCTCATTCTCATAAAAGCTGATCCTCTTACATATATCATTCTTTTCGTCCTGGTCGGTTGATGTAGAAAACTCCTCACAAAAGACCTTCACTTGGCCTTGCGCGAGGCGCTTCAACATTCTGTACTGCGCTTTGATTGATTCAATGTCCATTTTGCTTTTCTCCTTTTTTTCATAACCACATAAATGGCACACTTGCCTACCTGTGCATGGAATTAATCCTGTCCAAGTAAAATAGTGGACTTCGCAGTCTTTTTCTCTCTCGCTTGGGGCTAGGGCGTATATTTTTTTTCTCATTTCCATTACGCAACCGCCTCTTCTTTGGCTTCGCCTAGTTTTCTCCAAACGGCTCTTTCTTCGCACATACTTCCCCAAACATCCTTCATCCAATGGATGCCATATTTTTCACTATATGCGTGTTTCCCACAGTCCGTTACTTGGCCACTTGCTATAATTTCCTTCACAAAAGAAAGTTGTTCGTCGGTCATCTCATGGTGACAGCAGACCCATTTCACCTGATCCACATCATCACGGCTATTGTCAACATTGTAACAATCGGTCATTCCATCAAAAGAACCATATTTGAATACGTTCAAGATAGAAACAAGCTCATTGTATTTCTGATACTCCATGCCTACGCAGTAGATATCAATTGAACTGGTCATTGCTCCACTGCCATAGCGTACCGATTTGATAAAAGGTATAAACTCATCCTTTTTGATTTCTCTCAAATACTCTTTAACTTTTGTTTTCCATTGTTTCATCTTGCCCCCCTAACCACCTGCTGACTAGCGTGCTGCTGAACATATTCTTCAACCTCATAATATTTTAAAATCCACTTGTAGGTGTCTTTGGGGCCAACATCCACAATTCCTAAAAATTCCTTTGCAGTAATTCCGTTTTCCATAAAACCCCACAAGCCCAAAACCTTGTCCCTGTCACTGTCACTGTCACTGCTAAGGTCTAAAATTAAACTAAAATCATCAACCATTACCAACGCTTCGATCAAATCTACTTTTTCTTGATTATTCATTTTTGCTTCCTTTTGTTTTTTGTTTTTTTTGCTTCCATAGTACTATTATAGGTCATTTTGTCCTATATGTCAAACTCTAAAAGAAACCAATAGGAACGCTTTTTGAGCAGTGGTTAGGCGCTTTGTGTGGCTTTTGGGCCTCAAAACCATAGAATATGAGCTATTTTTAGGCACACTTGCTCAGAATGTAACCTTGTTTCTTTATTATTGCCATAGCGTAACGCCATATTTCCCTGCAATTTCATAGACTTAGCTATTTTGTTACAATTCAAAAACCCGAATGTCACGCCGATTTAGCTGGAATATCAGCAACTTACAAAAAAAAGATGGACTTGCGGGCTGTTACATTTCGTATTTATGTACAGATATATAGATATATAGATATAGATAGAAAAAAATAGTATATATAATATATATTTTTATAAATAGTTAGTAACAAGGGTTTTTGAAAATAGCTAAGTCCATGATATTATTATGGTTTTTGCCATTTTGGGCCGTTTCTTTTCCTGTTACGTTTATGTAACCTTGTTTCTTTTTACCTCTAAGTGGCTGTTTTTATAGGTGCTTTTAGGACGTAACGCCGCCGCCGATTTTTTTCATACTTAAAACTTGGCAATTTTTACCTAATGCCCTACTTTATAAAAACCCAGTGAGATGGGATATATACATCCAATCCTCTGGCATAAAAAGAAAGCAGGGTAGAATATGCAAGAATTGGTAGATATGGGCTTCACTGGAACGGTATTATATGACCATAAGATCCACAGGTTTGACCTTGAGGGCAAGAAAGGCAACAAAGCTGGTTGGTATGTAGGTTTTTTGAATAAGCGCAAGGATAACACCACTTTTAAGGCTATTCAGTATGGAAGCCACAGGGAAGGTGGGGCGCTACTCATTTTTGACTCAAAGGAGCCATTAAATAAGGCGGACTATGACTTGGTAGACAAGCAAACCAAAGAATTTGAGGAGCTGCGATTGCTCAAATACCACCAAGCAGCTTTTGAGGCGACCAATCTTTGGCCAAACCTACCCCCTGTCGTCAAACATACCTACCTAGCGCGCAAGAAAATCCAGGCCCACGGCGCTAAACTTTCCAAGGGTAGAATCACCCTGACCCTCTCATCCCAGGATGGCGAAATTCATGGATTGCAGTATATAGGGGCCGATGGAAAAAAGTTCTTCCAGACCGGCTGTGCTAAAAAAGGCCACTTCTATAAGATAAAGGGGGGCAAGGCGCTTTATATCACCGAGGGATTTTCTACAGGTGCAAGTGTTGCAGAGATGACAGGGGGCACTGTTTTGGTAGCCTTCGACGCAGGGAACGTCAAGCATGTAGCCAAGCAGTTCCCTGATGCGATAATTGCAGGCGACAACGATGAGGCTGGGAGGAAAGCCTGCCTTGGTTATAGGTATGTTTTGCCTGATGATGTTGGCGAGGATTGGAACGATCTATATGTCGAGGTCGGCAAGAAGGCAGCCAAGAAGATTTTTTTAGAGAAGGTCGCCTCCCTTGATACGCCACAGGAGCATGAGGCAGGCCAGCCGATGATAAAAGCTTTGGGGTATGATGGCGACGACTTCTATTTCATCTCAAACCAGAAACCACAGATAACAAGAATCGCAGCCTCCGGCTTCACCAAACACACGCTCCTCTCACTATGTGATCTTGGTTTTTGGGAAGCGCGTTATCCAGCTAAAACCAGCTTCAATCTTGAACTTGCGACCAATACGCTCATGAATCTATGTAGACTCAAAGGCCACTTCGACCCCCATAGTGTAAGGGGCACTGGTGTTTGGATTGATGGAAAAGATGTTGTTGTAAATTGTGGCGACCATTTAGTAATTAATGAGGGGCAAAAAAACCTAACTGATTATGACAGCAAGCATATCTACCAACAGGGCCGATCAATCGGCACCCACATTAAAACAAAGAAACCAGATGTAGGTGAGTTTTTACTGCTCTTGGAAAACTTATCATGGAAGCAATCAGACAGTGCGAAGCTTTTATTTGGGTGGCTCGCAGTCGCTCCTGTTTGTGGTGCGCTACCTTGGCGACCTCATATCTGGATCACAGGCGCTAGTGGGTCGGGTAAAACCACGGTAATGAATGAGGTTGTCGGCAAGGTAATCGAAGGCTACCAGGTGATGGGCCGATCTACTGAGGCAGGAATACGCCAACTTATTGGGGCTAGTGCGATGCCCTTACTTTTTGATGAGAATGAAACAACGGATGCCTCGAGTGCTAGGCGTGTAGATAATGTGGTCGAGCTATTCCGGCAAGCTTCGAGTGAAAGCAAGTCTTTTGTCGCCAAGGGTACGCCGTCAGGCAAGGGGATGTCCTATAACGTAAGGTTTTGCGCAGCGGTGTCGTCCGTAAATGTTGGTCTACATTTGGAGCAGGATGCAAATAGGTTTACGGTAATGGAATTGATACCGAATCAGGCGAACTTTTTTAATGAGACTGGAGGGATCAGGGATCAGCTTTTTGATATATTGACGGAAGATTTTGTATCAGGGTGGCGATCGTGGGCAATCCAAAATGTGCATGCAATTTTGGATATGAAGGACGAATTATTTAATGCACTGCGAATCAAGGTCAACGCTAGGTTTGCGGAGCAATACGGCACTATGCTTGCAGGGTACACTACCTTCATGGGGTACAGTGCAGAAAATGTTGTTCGAGAGTTCAACCATGAAGATTTTCACATAAAGGAAAACAATCAGACTGATTGCCTAGCCTACATTTTACAATCGAGGATTGTCGAGGGTGGGCGATCTATGTCAATCGGTGAAATAATCGAGGCAAGCAAGGTAGCAGATACCGATGGTGGTGAAAAAGACGCGCTGCTCCAACGCTATGGCCTGCGTTGGTATGAAGAAAAATTAGCTGTATCGAGTGTTCATGCTGAATTATCAAAACTTATGAGGGAGTCGAACAATCCTAGAAAATGGGGGCCAGCCCTGGCAAGGCTCCCAGGCGCAGAAGGTAGTAGGACAGTGAGGATCGGGGGCTACCCTATAAAATGTACGCTGGTTCCTTTACAAAAAGATTGACATTATTTGAAAATTATCATACGTTTATTTGAAGGAATAACATGGAACTTTGGAAACATCAGACAGAAGCTATAGGCTTAATGCACGATAGCATGCTCAAAGGGTACGCGCTCTTTATGGAGGCAGGTACCGGAAAGACTGCATGTGTCATCACTTACTTGGGGGACGTAGCTGAAAAGCTAAAAGGTGGGTTGAAATATCCCAAGACTTTAATCTTTGCGCCTCTTGTTGTATGTCAAAACTGGCAAGATGAATTTGTAAAAATAGAGGGTGCTTATGTGAAAAGGCAAATTCATGTTTTGACAGGATCGGGCGCTAAAAAGGAAAAGGCTTTACTCAAAGGCGATTTTAATATCCTTATAACTAATTACGAAACACTCTTACAGAAGAAAAACCTCGCTCGACTTATGGCGTGGGAGCCAGAGATATTGGTATGCGACGAATCGCATCGCCTTAAATCACCAAGCGCGAAAAGATCAAAAGCAATCATACCCCTTGCGAACCTTGCCAGTCGGCGATTCCTACTCACCGGTACCCCTGTACTAAAAGATGAGCTTGACCTATTCAACCAGTTTAAGGTGATGGATGGTAGGCTTGGGCAAACTTTTCCAGATAAAAATTTCTTCGCTTTCCGCGCACGTTACTTTGAAAACGCCAACGCTTATAAAAATCATGTTGATTTCCCAGACTGGCAGATAAAAAAAGAAAGCCGTGTCGAGATTAAAGCAAAGATTTTAGACAAATCTTTTTCAGTGAAAAAAAGGGACTGTCTCGACCTACCCTCTCATATCAAAACCAGAATCAATGTAGGTATGTCGCCCTCCCAGGCGCGCGCCTATAAAGATATGCACGACGACCTTATCGCATGCCTCCCTAGTGGCGAGCTTGCGGTATCAGAGCTTGCTATAACTAAGGCTATGAGATTACAGCAAATCGTTTCCGGCTTTGTAAAAGATGACCAGGCCAACGATTTTGAGTTCAAGGACGCGCCTCGCGTAAAGGCGCTGCATGACCTACTAGAAGATTTCAATAAACCTATTATCGTTTGGGCAGCGTTCAAATACAATTACTCCCAGATTGAGAAGATTTGTATCGCGTTAAAAAAATCATACGGATTTGTAACAGGCGCGCAAAGTATAGCTGAAAAAGACAAAGTGATTTATGACTTTCAAAATGGCAAGCTCGACGTACTCATAGCCAACCAAGGCGCAGGCGGTATCGGGATCAATCTAACCATAGCAGATACCTGCATATATTTTAGTCGTGACTTTTCATTGGAAAAAGACATCCAGAGCGAGGCGCGGAATTATCGCGGTGGCTCTGACATCCATGAAAAAGTAACACGCATCGACTTAGTAACACCAGGCACGATCGACGATCAGGTACTTGATGCGCTAAGGAAGAAACAGAATGTACTGGACTTTATATTGAAAAACGAAAGTGGAAAAAATGAGAAAAGGTAGTAAATTTTTTATAAAAACAAAAGAAGGAGAAAATATGTCAGTAGAAATAATTGAAGGCCCAACTTTGAATGAGGTTAAGGAAAAAGAACAAAAACAAAACGGTGAAAAAAAAGAGTGGAAAGTTAGCGAGGTTGATGATTACGTTTCGAGCCTTAAAAATATGAAAGATGTTATTAAAGGATTGAAAGATCAACAAAAAGATTGTCAAAAAATCGCTAACGAGATTGAGGCTGAGTTGATGGAGTTTTTCGAAACAACAGGCAAGACAGCGCACGTTGGAACGGATGCGAAAATTCACGTTCGCGAAACACTTTCATTCAAAACGCCAAAAGACAAAGAGCATAAAGAGGCATTTTTTAATTACTTAAAGGAAAAAGGCGAGGATGTTTATTGGAGTTTGGCTACGGTCAATAGCCAATCGCTAAATGCTTTTTGTAAGGCGGAGTTTGATGTTGCCAAGGAAGAAAATGTTTTTCCATTTTCTGTAGCAGGCATCGAAGACCCAACATCATATAAAAAAGTAATATTAAAAGATTTGTAATAAAGCAAAAAACAACAAAAAAAAGGAAAAATAAAATGACAAAACAACAAAAACAAGAAGTAACAATAAAACCAAAAGCAGGAGTCGTTGTGGCTTCAATGTCGAGTGTAGCTGAAAACGCTCACAAGGCATTTGAAGGAAGCGCGGTAAATTTAATCATCCCACGTTTAATGGTTAAAAATGAAGGCTCGACACACCTAGCCCCATATAACCTAGACGACGGTGACATTGTAGACACGCTCAACTATACAATACTTGC